CTATATAAATGCCATTTTTCTCATTTTTTTCTCATTTTTTTGGCTATTTGTCGCCTAAAACACGATAACGACCCATGTGCCTAACGGCACTTTTCGGTCTTGCCGTGCGCCCACCTGTCCATGCTTGGCCATCAAACTTTGCGGTCGCAATAGGTGCTCCACTGCTCCAATCATAAAATTGGTCAACTGCGTGAGCCAGAGCCATCACAGTATCGTTATGTCTTCCAACATCAATGATTTCTCCTTCTTTCCAAACATGAGTATCTAATTCGTCTAAAATGATATTCACGGTCTTCCTTGTAGCATCATCCCCGAATGGGAAGTGAATCCTCTGTTGTTCAAACCAAACCCTAAGACGATTCAAAAGAGCCTGCTTTAGTGTCTTATTCCCCACCTTAGAAGGTCTAAAATCAACAATTGCCTTTCTCTCAATAATCAGCGATTCATAGAGCCTTTGGAATCCCACATCTTCACTTGCGAATAATGGATTTCCATATTTCTTACACATCTCGAGAATCTTATCAACCTGTCTTGCAGGGGGGAAATCATTGCGTCTCCACATATCAACAAAATACAAGTCGCCATCGGCTCCTTGTCGCATTACAACCATGACGGAAAAATCCTTTCCTAAACCATGCGAAGGGTCAAAACCAATAACATATCGGCCTTCATGGTGTTTTTCCTTCTCACATAACAAAGTGGTTTCGAGATGTCGCCTTGTATCTTTTCTAAGATAGACCTGCGCTTCTTCATCAACGACCCTGCATAAGTATTCTTGAACGAATGCCAATTCACCCATAGCCTGTCTTTGTTCCATTAAGAAGTTAATCGGTCTGTGCTCAGGCCATAAACATTCCAATTTAACAGAAGGGTCAGCCTTATGCTCATCCCAATTTGGCAATGCCGACCACACACCTGTTTTCCAAGCGGGATTTTCAAGCATTTCTGTATGGTATAAATCGGTCATGGACATTGGAGTGCCAACAACATACAAAGAAGTCTCAGGGGATAGCATCGGTGTGATTTTCTTCCTAAACCAATGTTGAACCTTTGGCATAGGCATATCTCCCATATCATCGAGCACATCGTCGAATGCAATGGCGGCAGGGTGTTCTCCACGAATAGCAGAACCAACACCCGTAGCCTTAATCCAAGCACCATTTGTAAATCGGAGATTTAATTTTCCACCCCTTCGGGTATCAATAAACTTTCTCAATTCAGCATGGCGTTGCATATCATTTCTAATTTCTTCGAGACGATTTGCCGCCAACTCTTTACTTGCTGAGAAAAGCCAAATTGTAAAAGGCTTATCACGCCATTTCTCAAAAAGACATTGATGAAGCATGACCATTCTTAAAGTAGTTGATTTACTATGGTCACGGGGAGCAATAATACAAGTCCTGTGAACCATTGCACCTTTACGGTCTGAATACATTTCCCACCATTCACCAATATGGTCGCCCCAAATATAGCCGACCCATTCATAGAAGTGTTTGAAATCGTTTCTGCTCCTTTCAACATGAAAGCCTTTGAGAATATCAGTCATAATAGATTCCACCTGTTTTACCACAAAAGGGACATAGACCCCATTCAATTAAGAAAGGGTCGTTGATTGAAATTGCATCTCTTGATGAATGCACACCGCACAATTTACA